CCTGGGAATAGGCCTGCGTTTGTGGGAACGCTGAGGTCAGCGGCGCCGAGACGGACGGAGCCGCCTGGTAGCTCATTTGCGCCTGCGGATAGGCCACCGGGGTAGGGGCCGCCTGTGGGGTCGCTACCGAGGAGTACGCCTGGGGCTGGGATTGCGGCGTCGCGCTCAAGCTGGCGAGGAGCCCCTGGTACGCCGCCTGCCATGGGTTGCCCTGAGGTACCGAAACCGGCGCCTCCGGTGAATAGGCCGGAGCTGTCGGGTACGAAGCCTGAGTCGTCTGAGGTGTCGACGGGGAGACCGCGGTCGGCGCGGCCACGCTGGATGGGATCGAGGGCTGCGGGGTCGCCACTGCCGTCGCCATCGTTGTACTGTCCTGCATAGGTCAGTTCTCTCTTAAGGAATTCAAGTGCTCGATAGACGTATGGCGTCAAATCGAGCTTGGGATCCGCGAGCAGGGGGAGGTCCGGAGCCTGCGGGTGCGGAATCTGTCGCATGTTTTGAATCAGCGACAGGAAGGTGCCAATGCTTTGCTGAGTGGCCTGCGCCATACGGAATGGGTAGCCACTGAGCATTGCGCTGCGTTCTTCATCGGTTTTATCCGGGAAGAGATACCGCAGTGCTTCGATGCTATTGACACCGAGCTCCTGCAGGTTGCGCACAACAATGCTTGAGTTCAGTATATCTTCCGTGGAATCCTCAAAGACTGGACCCTTCCACCGCCACTCAATCTTGCGGTCGCCATCGGGGATCAGGCCGACAACCCCATCAGGCAATTCACGCGCCTGTACTGCCTCTGTGATCTTGGCCTCTAGCGCAGCTTCGTATTCCGCGTAGGTGTCACGGAAGGCTCCGATAGCGTCACGGAATTCTTGCTCGTTCTGGAATTCCTCACGTACAGGCGCTGGTGGAGCGATCAGTTCAATCGCAGTGGAGAAGGAATCACGGAAGATCCGCTCTTCATGGAAGATGACCAGCGACAGCAGCTTGCAGAGGCCGTAGCTCAACAAACCTCGACACTTGCGGGCTGCGGTCGTGGCGGCACGTCCGTACAGAGACTTGATCTCGTACGCCGTTGCACCAGAGCTGATACCCAGCTCATCCACGCCGCCCAGGGCATTGCGAAGCTCCTCGCGATACTGCCGGGCGTAGAGGTTCTGGTCGCCACTGACAGCATCCGGCGTGATGTACGCAACACGGTCGGTAGCCTCGATGTTGGCGATAATCCGCGGCACCTTCATGCCACCGCCGCCGCCTGAACCCAGAGGACTGCTGACGCGCGTCGATGGCCGATTGGCCGCATAGAACCCTGCTTGGGAACTGATCGTCGGGCGCAGTTCCTCCCCGTCGCCAGACTCGACGAGATCTTGCTTTGGCCGGCTCGAGACCAGCGTTGGGTTGCCGTAGAAAGTGATATTGGACCTGATATTGCGAATCAGGTCGTCATGCGTAACGATGTGGTCAGACAGCCAGTCGAACTCACCGGTTGCATCCATACCGGTCGAGCGCATGTTGTTGAACGCTTCGACACCGGGGATAAAGCCCAGGCTATTGCGCAAAGTCCGCGTACTATTCGGCGCGTAATTCAGTGACGTGACGCCGACATCAAAGCTCGGTTTTTCAGTTGTGATCGACTCCTTGATCGTGTCGCGGCGTACCTGCAGCTTGACGTAGCGAATTGAACCACCATCGCCAGCAATGCCCGGTACCGCCGCCAAGCCGTCGCGCACTGTAAAGCTGTAGATCAGCTCGACCTCCTCCAGTTCACCAGCGGCGTCGTAGTAGGCCCTGTAGTTCTCCTTGCTGAACCACATCAACCTGTACGTATCACGCACCGGTCGGAAGTACCACAGCCCCTTCCCGTCGATCAGGAAGTCATCGATAATGCCCTCGAGCCTGGCATCGATCTCGTTTTCCTGGATCAGGTTCGCCAGGAAGCTCTTGCGAAAACCGAATGTATCCTGCGCGGGATAAAACTCCAACCCCTGGCGCAGCATGAACAACCGCATCTGCGAAAGATGCGAGTTGACCACCATTGTGTCGACGCCAGCCGTTCCCTCTCGCTTACGAGCGGACTCCAGGATCCGGCGAAAACGCTCTGCTTTGGGATGGCTCATAGGTCTAGTTTAGTTCCATTCGATATGGGCAGCCCCGCGTCGCATCAGCCCCTGCACAACGATATTCAGGCTATCAGCGCAGTCGTCATGCGGGCTATGACCGAAGTTTGTAATCTCATCAATCATGTAGCTGAAGTCGCGGTACTTGTTGAAGATGATCTTCTTGCCCTGGAACAAACCCAGGATTCCGCGCAACCTCGCCAACTTGTCACCGCGGAAACCCTTCACCGGTGAGATGTTCAGGTTGTAGAGCTGCCATTCGTTGAACAGCACGCGCTTGAGGTCGCCCTCGAAGCTCTTTTGATACGCCACCACCTCCGGCCAGATCGTCACCTGTGATGTGGTCTGGAAGTATTGGCCATTGTCATTCGTCGCCAAGAGGTTCCACTCCAGCAGCAGCTCGCACAGCGCTTCGATCTTCTCGATGTTCCCCATCGAGCGCATGCGCCGGTAGTCGATGATGTAGCACTTGTCATCGAGCCGGCCCGCCAGAGTGAAGACAGTCCAGTCGTTCCGCTCGCTCATCCCAGCCGACAGATCGATGCCGACCCCGATCGTGTCGTAAGTGTCAGGCACCTCTCCTCGAACAAAGAGTTCAGGGCTGATCCCCAGCTCCGTCGATCTCACCGGCTGGTTCAAGTACTGATACGAAAACGCGATGCGGTCGTCGCTCTGCAGTTTCAGCAGATACTTTGTTGACCACATCTCCGGCCAATACGACTTGGGACGGCCATCTGCGTCGTACCGCAGAGCTGATTGGGTAATAACCTTCCAGCCCTTCTTCTCCGTGAAGATCGTGGCGAACAGATCGTCGAAGTGAAAGCGAGTTCCCAGTGCGATTGCACGCGCGCCCTGGAACATCGTCGGGACGATCACATTCGTCCAATTCGTCTCCATTTCGCGACGGATGTCGGGATTGGCGATAGATGCCGCACTCTTAATTGCGTCATCAACGACAATCAGGCTGGATCGCTTTGATGTGATCGTGCCTTTGAGGCCCGCGCAGGCAACCGTGAATGCGTCCTCACCTCGGACGTCTACGTCCGCGTGGTCCCAGTCAATACTCCACAGCTCGTCTGATGTCTTGGTCTTCGACAGGCGGACACACGGGAAGACCTCCTGATACTCCTTGGAATTGATCAGGTTCTTAATCGCTGCGCTCTTGCCTCGTGCTACGTCTTGGTTGTATGAAACATACAAGATCCTAAGCAGCTTCTTTGCTAGTGCATGTCTGCCGATTAACCAGCCAAGAAGCAGGCCGATCACGGTCGATTTGGCACTGCCCCTCGCGCTGAGCAAACATGTGTTAGGGCCTGCAATATCCAGCAAGTGATCATTACTCTGTCCCGTTAATATCTCCCGGTGCCACTCTTTCATGTGACGAGCAGGGGGCTTGCCCATCAGTTCGCAGAAGTAGCCGAAGTTGTCGCGTGCCTTAAGGACATGAGCGGGGATAACCTCCTCGATCACGACCTCGGGCTCTTTCTTAATGCTTTGAGCCGCCTTGAGCGCGCTTCGTCTGCGCGCCATGGCAATCGATGCACCTGCCATGGCTACAGCCTACACGTTTTTCACTATTCCATGTGCGCAAGATTCCAGCATTGCCGGAATTTTTTCTTACTTCTCGCTATCAAGCTGAGCCCACACCGACTCGAATGCAGCATCCAGAGCCGCCAGTACCTCATCACTTCCCTTGAAGATCAGCCGTAGCGAGCGCATCACACTATCTGCACCGGCCAGGATGAGCCCCCTCCTGTCCGTGGCCTTGGTCATGCGATCGATCTCTGAAATGTGCCCACGCAGCTCCTTCGATAGGTGCGCGATTTTTGTGGCCGCCGCATCGGGCTTCACAAGGTCAGCAGCGACCTGTTGCCGTAGGAAGTCCACGTCAGCCTCGAGCTTGCAGACTTCGCCCAGCAACAACTCTCGGCGGTTCAGCTTGCGGTAGTGCTTGTTGACCCAGCGCTCGAGAACGGTGAAACCACCCTCATAGCCAAGCACGGTTGCGTAGAGCCAGATCTCGTAAATCGAATAGGTGTTCTCCGCGTAGTTCAGAAAACCTTCACGGCGATCGTCGTCTAGCGCGGCAAGAAACCTGGCAACGGCATCTTCACTAATAGCTGGCATTAACCGTAGAAGCGTGCACCCTGAGAACGTATCGCGCCGCGTGCATCTGCTCGCAACTTCCGCTCCTCCAGGGTTTGCTGTTGCAGATTGAGTCGATTCTCGGAGCCGGTCTCACGAATACCGGCGCGCTGCTCTTCCCCCTGCTTGCCAATGAGGTCACGAGCGATTGCACCCTCTGCTCCCATCAACTTCATGGCGTTACCGGTCTTGAGGTCTTCCATGCCCGCCTGGTAGTTACCAAGAGAGCCAAGGAACGCATCGTTGTATGCAATAGCGAGGCCAGTCTGTGCCTGCGTTTTGCCGATGTCGAAAATACTCCCTACACCCAAATTGGCGATTGTCGAGTTGTTTCCGTACTTCCCGAGAATTCCGCCAATGGTCCCCAGGCCCGTGTCTACAAAGTTCCCGCCAACGCTCGTCGGGGCGTACCGATTATTCGCTGCACTGCCAGTCGATCCACTCTTGGCTTCAGTCGCTGCGGTGCGCTCCGCTCGGGCCGCCCTGCGTTGAGCCCTTCGTCCGCTTCGCCGTGACTGAGCGCGCTGTAGAGCTGTGACCGCTCTCCGGGACTTGTTTGGATTTGCGTAAGACATTGCCTCAGGTTCCTAGCCGAAGAGAGATGCAG